GACAAAGCCAGTGCTGAAGCAGCGGTGCAAAGCAATATCGATAACCAAATCAATCCTCCGGTGATTACGCCACCACTACCTTGGGCTGCACCTGCAGTGTAATTGCTCATGGAAGCCATAGAAACACTCGGTAAGCTATGGTATCTAGGGGCAGCAGTTGTAGCTATCGCAGCGTATGCAGTAACTATTAAAGTTCGTGTCGATTATCTAGAGAAGGGCTATGATAAACAAATCACTGAACTTTGGAAACATGTCAATGAAATAGAGAAAGGTAAATAGTATGGCATTGCAAGCTGATGAACAAGTTAAACAGTTAGGTGATGCCATATCTATCATTACAGTTGTAGGTACATTGGCTGAACTATTACCTGCTGTAGCTGCAATACTTACCATTGTATGGACAGCTATTCGTATCTGGGAAACGGATACAGTTCAGTGTATGTTTAATAAAAAGACTGTACAGAAAGATAAAGAGGATTAATCCGCAATGTTTGAACTCCTCAGTGGTGGGCTTTTAGGTAGTATCTTTGGTGGTGTGTTTCGCCTTGCTCCTGAAATCCTTAAGTTTCTTGACAAGAAAAATGAAAGATCTCATGAATTAAATATGTTCCAGTTACAGACTGATCTAGAAAAGATGAGGGGTCAGTTTCGTATGGAAGAGAAATATGTAGAGCATTCTGTAGCACAACTGGATACCATTAAAGAAGCATTTAAAGAGCAATCAGAAACAGCTAAAAATGCAGGATGGTTTGTATCAGCTATATCTGCATTAGTAAGACCTGGAATTACATGGGCATTATTCTTTATGTATGCAGCAGTAAAAGTGGCTGCACTCTATATGGCATTTTTAACTAATGCACCCTGGTATGAAGTTATTCAACAGACATGGGATGCAGATGACTTTGGTATATTTACTATGTGTATTTCATTTTGGTTTGTCGGAAGAAGTATAGAGAAATATAACAAATAACTATGCAAACTAAACTTGCTACAATTGTATGCTCTGATGTCATTGGCTACAGTGCAAAAATGCAAGAGAATGAATCTCTAACATTAAAGATGTTAGATGCATGTAGAAGTGTTATAGACCCTTTAATTAGTTTAAAGCGTGGTAGGTTATTTAACACAGGTGGAGATTCTGTATTAATTGAGTTTGCAAGTGCTGTCGATGCAGTTATTTTTGGTGTTGACATGCAAACAGCTTTACGTAAATTAAACAGTGGTTTGCGTTGGAGAGTTGGTATTCATATGGGGGAAGTGTGGATATACGGCACTAACCTTATGGGTGAAGCAGTTAATCTTGCAGCAAGAACAGAATCTTTAGCCGATTACGGTGGTGTCACTATGACAGATACCGTATATAAATTAGTAGCAGGTAAGTTAACAGATTACAAATTCGTAAGCAGGGGAATACAAGAATTTAAAAATGTAAACCCTATAGAAATATATAGTGTTCAAATTGAAGGATGTGAGCCTAATCCTTATTTAAATAAAGGAGTTAAGCCCACAAAAGAAACAAATAATAAAAGTCATAAAGAATTAATAGCTGCAGTTGTTAATGACCAAGCTGCCCGTAATCACACAATACAAGATGCTATTAATCTTAAACATGACAATAAGTACGGGCCTGCCACTCGTGTATTAATGTGGAGAATAAGTAAACAAGACAATAAAGCTGTGAGTGAATTAGTTAATATGTTACAGAAAAACATTGTTCCTAATGATCTTAAACCTTATGTATTTGCTGTATTTAAAGAGTTCTGCACTAAAGTAGATAGTGAAATTGCTATGCAGATAGCAGATCTTATAGAAAAAGATAGTCCTAGTTTAGCTTTACAGTTTTTACGTGGTGCTGCTAATGTAAATGAAGAAGCTAGTTATCGTTTAGCTCGTATGGTTTTTAATAGTCCTAATAGTAGTAATAAAGAAATAGAAGAAACTATTAGTGAGTTAAAAGAATATGCAATGAAACGTAAAGTACAAGCTATGTTAAACCTAGGCACGTACTATGCAAAGATTAAAGATAATAAAAATGCATTTAGATGGTTATATGCAGCACGTGCCCAGCACAGTAAAGAAGCACAAGAATTATTAGAAGAGCTTAATAAGACATTAAGCAAAAGTGATTTTAATAATTTTAAAACAGATGCAGATGCCTTAGTAGATGAGATAAAATTTTTAGATGAAAACAGGATGAGGCAGTGAGTGTTAAAGAAGCTGTTAAAATATCAAAAGACTTATTAATAAAACCTTTTGAAGGCTGTGCAACAATACTACCGAACAAATTAGTAAAAGCTTATCCAGATCCGGGAACGGGTAATAAACCATGGACTATAGGTTATGGTTCTACAGGTCCAGATATTACTGAAAATACTGTGTGGACCATGGAGCAATGTGAACACGCTTTAGATGAACACTTATTGTACTTCCTCAATGGGCTATTAAAATTATCACCTGGGGTTGCACAAGAAAATCCAAGACGCATTGCAGCTATATTATCTTGGGTGTATAATTGTGGGTTAGGTAACTACCGCATATCCACATTTAAAAAACGTATCGATGCTAAAGATTGGATAGGTGCTCAAGAAGAGTGCAGGAAATGGAATAAAGCTGCAGGTAGAGTATTAAGAGGCTTAACCGTACGAAGAAATGCAGAAGCCGTTATGTTAGGATAAAGATATGCCAAGTAAAAATTTCACAGCAAAACAGAAGGAAATTGTAGCACGTAAGATGGGCTACGATGGTCCTATGTCTATGTTTGATGAGTTCCTTCAATCTGATCCTGCAATGGCACAGAAGTATGGACTAGTTGCTGATAAATATATGGCACGTGGTGGAGATGTTAAGAAGTTTGCTATAGGCGGTAGAGTAGGACGTACACAAGAAGATAGTTCAGCTAATAGTGTGTCTTCAGATGAGATTACTTTTGGTGGTGGTGCATATACTTTAACAGCATTACAAGCTGCAGCAAACACAGTAACATCTGCAGATGCTCAGTGGATGTATGAGAATGGTCTTATTGGATCACCGTCAAAGGCTGAAGCTGCTCATTGGGCACTTGTTAATAAGTTTGGATTTAGTCTTGAGGATGCAGATAGAGCAGTATCTAACCTAACATTTAGGGCAGATCCAGTTGTTGTCACTGAAGCTGCCGCTGTCACTGAAGCACCCACAACGCAACCACCTACAACTCAAGCACCCACAACGCAACCACCTACAACCAAACCTGTTTTTGTTACTGAAGCTACTGTCACATTAGCACCCGCTGATGAGCTAGCTGCACGAATTGACAGACTGGTTAGTGAAACAGGTCTACCTAGATTTTTAATTGCTTCAAGAGTAAATAGTGGGCTTTCTGATGCAGAGATATATGCATCGGTTTCTACTACACAAGCTACTACTACACAAGCTACTACTACACAAGCTACTACTACACAAGCTACTACTACTACCCAGCCCCCTACAACTACAACTCGTGCAGGGGATATTAGGCTTGATGTAGAAACTAATCCAACTACTACTAGGGCTACTGCTGGGACTATTACTACTACCATACCGACTACTACTGTAGCTACTACTACTGTAGCTACTACTACTGTAGCTACTACTACTGTAGCTACTACTACTGTAGCTACTACTACTGGGACTACTACTAAAGCCCCTATAACGACGCTATTCGCTAACACAACTACAGCTGCAACAACAGCACGAGCGACCGTAACTACGGCAGGTACAACCAGGAGTACAAGTAATGTGATAGATAATCTATTCTCAGGTTTATCTAAACCTACTATAACAACGCTTACAGCTGTAACACTAGCAACAGATACTAAACAAGAATTGACAGTCTCTACGCTACCTTCACTGACTGCAGTGACAGCTAAAACTGTTTCAGGTGCTACAACTGTAGCCACTGTAGGTACTGGTACTGCTGTTACAGTAACTGCAACTACTGTAGAAGATGCTTTTACTAAAGAGTTAGAGAAAGTATCTGCTATTACAGGCAGCGTAAGCACAACACTTGCAGCTGTAACAGGTACTGTATCTAGTGGTGCTACTGCAGCTACATTAACTGCTGTTCCTGTATCTACTTTAACTGCAGGTACTCGTACGGTAGCCCCTGGTGAAACAATCACTGCAGCTACAGATAAAACTGCAGTTACTGCTACTGCAGCTACTATGGGTACTGTAGCCACTATTACTGCAGCTACTCGTGCCGTATCTGCTCAAGAGTTAGTCACTGCAGCTACCATTAAACCTGAAGATATGGCATACGCTCAAGCTATTGTCGATTCAGGTTTAGCTACGGATGCTATAGCTGTAGCCAAAAAGCTTAGCAGATTCTCTGTTAGTGATGGTACGCTAGCTGAATTTATTCAAGGTAATGTAGACGCTAATGCTACTGTACAAGGTCAATTGACTCAGCTCATGAAGTCTTTTGATGATGGTACTCCTGCATGGGCTGCTGGTGCTATTCGTGCAGCTAATGCAGCTATGGCAGCTAGAGGTTTAGGTGGATCTTCCATGGCAAGTGCAGCTATCTTACAAGCTGCTATGGAATCTGCATTACCTATTGCAGCACAAGATGCACAAACATTTGCTAATATGGGACTTGCTAATCTTAATAATAGACAGCAAGTATCCTTGGCTAATGCAGCTGCACAGCAAGGTGTTATGCTTGCTAACTTTAATGCTGAGCAACAGGTTGAGTTGCAAAACTCAGCCAATGCCTTTGCTTTACAGTCTCAGAACCTCAGTAATAAGCAACAAGCTGTTATTGCCAATGCTCAAATTAAAGCTGCATTACAAGGTCAAAACCTAAGCAATCAACAACAAGCAGCTATAGCTAATGCTGCACGTTATGCAGAAGTCAATAATATTAATTTAAACAACCTTCAGCAGACTGCACTCGCTAATAGTGCTAATGCTTTGCAAGTTGATCTTCAGAATCTAAGTAACAAGCAACAAAC